ACCCATTGTGTCCCACCTAATGTACCTTCTTGAACATATGTCATATCTCCAGCTTCGACTTCAGATGTAGGCGATCCATCAAAGTCAGTAGCGCGAGTTAATATCCAAGGAGATCCGCCTGGATCATTAACACCTAAACTTGTTACTTCGTATATACCATTCTGTATAGTTACTAATTGATTCTTAACTAACACACGAGATGTAACTACTAATCCTCCATATCCGCCGACAGTTCCTAACACTCCATTAGCTGTTGCAGTAAGAGTGGCGCCGACACCGGAAATACCATTACTATAATTGCATGCAGGTAATGCTGCTGTAGTTGAGGTCTGACATGCAGCGTGAATATTTAATCCCGAGGAAACTGCTGCAATTTCTGTATCAACATATTGTTTAGTTGCAGCTTGAAGCGATACCGTTGGATTTGCATTAAGAATTAATGGGCCGGTCATTGCCGGTGGAGATCCGTCGTTTCCCGAACCGTTATTATTTACAGGTGTATATCCTAATCCTCCAGCAAGTGATCTCCATGTTGCTGTACCTGGTGTCAACCCAGCTGCGACGCACAAATAAACAACTGTCGGTCCATAAACCATCTGACCAGGTTGTGCATTAGGAAACGCCCCATTAAGAGATGACGGTGTTTCACTATCAGTGCCAAATCCAATAACAAAAGAATAAAATTCTAAAACATTAAGAGAACTTGCGCCCAAGAACATTCCGGGATTTATAGCATTTGTTGGCCACCATGCATCTCTTATTTTAATACCACCGCCGAGATCGGTCTGCAATGTAATATCGCCTGTCCCTGTGGTAATAATTTTTAAACCAATATCACTATTTGTAGTTGTTATAGATCCATCCGCCAAGGGATCATTACCTATTCTTACCTGAAGAGAAACATCTATCTGACCATTAACAACAAGATCTACATCAGGTGCAAGAGGATCTGGAAATATTACAGGTGTAGATGGGTTGGGTTTTGAATAAACAACAATACCGTCTTGAACTTTAATTTTCTGAGCCATATAGTTTGTACCTACCGTTTCGTATATTTATCATTATTCGATAAGATAACATAGCCGTGAAAAAGCCCCGATTAAGGGGCTTTTTCTTTGCACTAAAACAGTACCAATCTTTCGATTTAGTAAAATTTCAAGGTGGATGAATCTATTCCGACCTTCGACAAGTAGTCAGCTGCGTTACCGAAGCTGTTAGCTGTGTTGGTCAATTCTAGGTAGCCGTAACGTGTCATGAACGAAACAACAGGCTCGAAAGTCTGTGGATCCATAACTGGACCAACGCTCATTAGCGGAATGTATGGGCAGTAGTAAGCTGCGGCATCAGTTTCTGTAGGGCCCTTGTAGCCGATAAGAACTGCTTCACCATCACTTGCGAACTGGTTTACATAAACACGCATTGTGCTGTTCAATGTACCAACAAACTTTGTGTTTGTAGGTGCTTCGAATGTACCTTCTGTGGTACGAGCAAAGCTCGATGTTGTAGCTGTCTGAAGAATTGTCAACGCTGTTGGCGAAACAACTGCCCAGTTAGCTGCACCACGACGTGTACGAGCAGCAATCAAGTTAGCCTGCTGGTTGATCATAACTGCAAGAGCAGCCATTTCATCACCAACATATGTAGCTGTACCAGATACAGCGGCTTGGTTGAATGTTGTTGGCGGGACTGGAACTAGGCTAGACAACTTGAATAGCATTTCCTGGTCGATTTCAACTGTGATTTCTTGTGCAAGTGCTTGCATGATTTCAGCTTCGATGTCAATACCGTGAATGGCATTTGCATCTTGTGCTGCTTCAAAAGTCCAACGAGCCGACAACTTACGTGTCTTAGCTTCGACGGTTTCTTTCAAGATTTGGATGCTTAGTTTGTTACCTGGAACACCTTCTAGGCGAGCTGTTGAAGCTGCACCTGGATCAGCAACAACTTCGTTACCCGAATATGCCTTAGCAATTTCGAATGGACCAAGTGCTTCTGTACCAGCTGTAACACCAGCTGCTGTGTTTGCGTAACGAACGCGCAATGTGTGAATCTGACCAACTGGACCAGTCATTGGCTGTACGCCCATGATTTCGTTCGCAATAACGGTCGGCATAACACGACGGATTAACGGTAGCATAACCTTGTTTAGTACGGCGATGTTACCAGATTGTGTGGCACCTGCAGTAGCCGATTCAGCCAAGTAACGACGAGTGTTTTCAAACACGACGTCCATGGACTGTCTACGGGTTCCTGAGAGACCTTCTAAAAGGGCTTCTTTGGTAGCGCCCCAGTTTGATTCGAATAGCTTTGTTGCCATTGTAAGTTTCTCCTAATTACTTTCTAATTCCGGCTAAGGACAAAATATGATTTAACTCTGAAGAATCGTTAGACTCTTCCTCTTGAGTGACCTTCACTCTATTACCTGTATTGGCTGACAATGTCGCCTCAGTTAACTGTGTCTTGGTAGACTCAGGTTTACGTACAGCGGCTTCATTTAGAACGCTTGGCAGATACTTGTTGTATGCACCTTGCAAATTCTTAGTGTTAACCGATTCAAGCAATTCTTTCATTACAGCTTTCTTGTCCTTCGACAATGGTGCTAGTAACTCTCCCATGACTTTCTGTCTTTCGACTAGATCCTGAGTTGCTTTTAGCTTGGTATCTAGACCTTCCATGAGCCCTCTGCTCTTCTTAACTGATTCGTTAAGTGTTGCAAGTTGCGCATCTTTGGCTTCAAGTACCTTTTGCATCTTCTTAAGTTCTGTACCTTCATTTAGGTACGAGGTCATGAATTCAGCAGCAACGCTTTCAAAAATCTTACGTCCAAAATCGTTCTCGCGGGCAACACGAATGTCTTCCTTGAATTGACCAATTTCAGAGCGCAGAGTCTTTTCAATGTTAGACTCGATAATCTGTGCGGCGCGCTTGATAAACTGTGCCTTTGTTTCTTGTAGCTTCTGCTTACCTTCGGTAACCATCTTGACTTTTTGTTCCACAAGTGACTTCTTGTCTGCACGGAACTCGCGAATTTCTTCAGCAAGTTGCTTCAACAGGAAGTTTTCTAGCTTTCCAAAGTTTTCCTTCATTGCCTTCTTTTCGGCATAGAATTCTTTCATTTCTTTTGCTACAGCTTCTGTGATGAATTTGTTTAACATTCCTGTGTGTTCTACTAGCTTGCCCTTGTAGGCAATACGTTCTGCGACAAGTTTTCTCTTGTCATCGGCGAATTCTTCGAGTTCAACGCGGACTTTGTCTGTTAAGAAACGATCCATTGATTCAACTAGAACACCCTTGTCGTGTTCGAACTTACGTGCAAACTCCTCGCGGAGTACAGCAGCAACTTCTTCACGAGCTTCGGTTAGTCTAGATTCCCACAAGCCAACGATCTGGCTTTTGGTTTCTTCGGATAATCCAACGCTTTCGCTCAAGATCTCATCAATTTTCTTTGCCATCTTGAGTTCCCCTTAAATTTTTAACTCTTTGATAAGTCTTTGAAGGTCCTTAACAAGCTGTTTCTGTGCAGCGGCTTCGGTTAATGCAGACCTTGCGGTATCCATTACATTATGACCACCCTTCATGTTAAAAAGACTTTCGTAAATCGTCCTTGGAAACGCATTTGGTGCGCTTGGTTGCGCCACGATGTCAACAGTGATAATTTCAAAATCTGAAACTGCACCATCATCACCAACGTTTCCAGAACCACGGGAAGATACACCCAACTTTGCGCCCGACTGTAGCAGTGTCTTTACAATGCCACCCATCGGAGTTGGAACAATCTTCAACTTTCCGTATCCATCTGCACCATCCATCCACATTTCTGTAATGAGGTGACTCACGCGGTCCAAATTAATAGACAACTCTTCCGGATGGTCGAGTTCGCCCATTACTGATTGGCCGCCGCTTAATTTTTCAGTAATAGAATTTACAGCTCTGGCAATTTCACGAACAGGATAAACACGCTGGTTTTGGTTTCTTACGTCACCTTGAATAAAGATCCCTTTCATACAGAGATCTTTACCACCAGTCATCTTGTTATCTTCTTCTAGAAGTTGAACGTGTGCCCTATCAAAAGACAGGTACTCGTACAGTTTATTTGCCACTTTCACCGTTTATCCTTACGCTGGCTTCTTTGTTAAAGGAGACTTTGTGAACCCAGGTCCTGCTGCTGCACCACCTGTAAATTTAGGTTCTGTAGTTGCCTTGACGCTATTCTTCTTAGGATCAACCTTTACGTTGTCTGAAGGAGTGTCATCCTTAGCTGAGTCACCGTTCCACTTGCCGTATTCGCCACCAGTTCCGCCGTCGCCGCCGATTGGTGTTGGCTTTCCGCCATAGTCCTTACGTGCAGGGATATTGGTATATGGAGACTTGTTTTGTTCAGCACCTAGCGGTGTGTTCTTACCAGTTCCAACTAGTTTGGCTGTACCGCGTTGACCTGTATCAGGTGTCTTGTTTAGAAACGCTGTTTCTTCAGCAACCTTGTTGCCTTGCTTCTTAGCTTGTGGAGCCACAGGAAGCTTTGCGGTCTTGTTCTTTTCAAACATAGTTGCGACAACTTCGCCAACTACCTTTTCTTCTGCTCCGCCACCAAAGTCAGGCATTCCACCTGCATCATCTACTGGTGCTACTTCATCACCGCCAAATTCACCACCTAGATCTGCGTGGTTAGGTTCTTGCATTTCTTCGCCCATTAGTGCGTCGAATTCTGCACGAAGTTCAGCAAGTTGCGACTCTAGGTCTTCAACGCGCTCTTCTGTGCTTGCTTCCTCACCGCCGAAACCTTCTTCGCCGTCGTCTTCAGCACCTTCATCATCCTCATCGGATCCAGCTTCACCGTCGTTTTCTTCGTCGGATTCTACTTCGTCTTCGTCAGATGCGATTTCGCCTGTGAAATCTTTATTTGGTTCACCACCGACTTCATCGCCTTCATCGAGCTCGTCTTTTCCGTCATCATCGGCGACATCTTCTTCGTCTACGATGCTTTCATAAATGGTACGTGCTTTCTCTACAATGATCTGGTGGAGAAGTTCAGCGGCCTGGTCCGAATCTTCACTTAATAGAAGATCCAGTACCTTTTCAAGCTTTTGTTGTTGTGACATGCCCAATCTCTCCTTGATTAGTTAATTTCTGGTATACCATTTATTGGTATTCTAGGTATTTAACTAGGAGACGGGTATTAGAGGTGGAAATGGCCGTAAAAGAGCCACTTTTTGAAAGCACAGATTTGTAGCTTTATTTAGTCTCGGTCGACGCGAGATAAAAAACTACTTTATAGGCCGCCCTCAGGTGCAGCAGCCTGGCCATACATATCGGGAAGAAATTCAAGATGCTGAGCTTTTTCATACTTCTCAGCATCTCTTGCCTTCCTTAATTTTTGTATGTGAAGCATGGTAAGGCGTGGACGCCGAGTATCATCCATGTGTGCCTTACCATATTCATCATCGGCAGGATCATAATATTCAACGAGCATTTCAGAAGCTTTCATATTTTTATTTACCTCTTATTGCCCACCAAAGTTATCAACTTCAGCATCTGTTGCTCCTGCATCAGCGCCTGGTTCCATTCCTGTATCAGCGTCTGCATCTTCGGGCGCCATATCATCAATGCCCGAACTTGTAATACCGACATCGGATAATCCTGCTGGTGCTGAACCGACCCCGCCTTGTTCTGGTGCAAATGTCTTGGTTAAGCGGCTACGCTCTTCCTTCCACATACGCTCATTTTCTGCAAGCTGTTCTTCTGACCAACCAAGGTATGTCTTAAGAATGAATCTCTTTGATACAAACGAAATATCTGTCAATGCAGTAAATGTATTGATGCGTGCTGAATCGAGTTCTAGCTGACGATATTCAGAGAATGATTGCGGTGGTGTAAATTCGAGTTCAAATAAACTATTGTCAATTGTAATACCACGGTGCTTCAAGAATAACTTAAACTCGAGGTCAATCGGTTCAATAA